GTAACTAAATTTATAAACGTGGCCGTCAAAAATGAGAAAGTTTTTCCGCTTCCAAAGCCGCCTATATAGGCCTTGATACGTGCCTTTTTTCTATTAGTAAGAAAATCCCATTGTGCAGGAAAGTAATTCTCTTTATGTAATGTTAATGGTTTAGAGTTCATCAAAGTTTATTTCAGATATTGGTTTAATTACTTCAAATTCTTGTTTCTCTACATAACCACGTTTCTTTCCTTTTGTTTTTAAATGAAATATGATGCAGGTATTATCACCTTTTTCTATATTTTCTAATAATTTACTTTCAGATAGATCAAGTAATGATTCTTCTACATCTGCACATTCTTGTTTAAATTCAGGATCTTTATCTAACCAACTATAATATGTTTGCCTGTGTATGTTTGCTGCTGAACAGGCTTTTGATATGTGTCCTAGATTATTACGTAACGCAATTAAAAAGGTTTCTTTTTTAGATAATTTTTGTATATTTTGTATATTTTTTGACATATATCAGTATTGTAATATAATATAATATATGAATTTTAAAAATATTTTATGCTTTTTCACGTATAATTATTGTTTCATATTTCTTACCAATATGCTGTTCTACTTTAAGATTAAGATATTTAGGTGCATCGTCCCATATAAGTTTTTCTTCACTACACGCATCTAATAATTGTTTTACACCACCAACTAAATTGTCATAATCCAATAACTTCTTTCTATAACTAATAATAGTTAGATCAAACTTTTCACCTATTTCACATTCTCTTATTTTTTTTAAACGCATTTGGTTTCTTATAAATACTGCCCATATCTGCTTACTTCTTCGTTTCACTGCCCAATGTTTACGGTCCAGTACATTCCTAGATTCTACCTTTTGTGGTATTGTTAGTATATCATTTTTCATAACTATCCTTTTTAAATTATGCTTCTTATATCTCTTAAATCAGTATTATTAATTTCATAATTATCTGTTAATACAGGCATTTTATCATTTAAACCTCTATCTCTAATTGTTCCTTTTTTATAAAATCTTGCTTTTTCTTTAAGTTCTCTTTTCCAAACCCACCCACAAAATTCAATGTAATTAGTTTTTTTATTTATAGAATTAAATAACAATATATCACAGTTGTATCTTTCTTGCAGTTTTGGAAAATTATTAACCCATTCTGCTTTAGTATAAAAGTTTCTACCCATTGTTTTAACATCTATACCTACATTTCTATATACTATATCTACACCACCATCAAATCCATTTTCTTTTTTATTAAGATCAGGATAGTATCCAAATAATAAATTATGTGTTTCTAATTCACCCACTAAACCAGTAAATTGTTTTTCTTTGTTTCCGTCATATGTACCTCTATTTGCTAAATTATTATTTTTAAGGTAATTCCAACACTTAACTTTAATTTGATTATTTATTTTTCTAATAATTGGATTATAAATATTCATCAAAACCACTTACTATCTTTAATTGCTTTTTGTCTTTTTTTGTTATGTTCTTTTACTTTTTGAATGATGCACTTTTTGCACTGTCCATATGTAGTACCATTATAAGTTTTAGTATTGTTTTTATCTAATTTAACTTTGCATTTAGCACAATGTGTTTTTTTCATTTTTTCCTTTCAGGTAATATTACTGCATTACAACATACACTATCACCTCTCAAATCAAATTCTTTATAAAAACTACTTTCATTACATTTATCACAATATCCTATGTAATGCCCTGATGTACTTAATTTATAATTAACTGATGGTTTTTTGGTTTTAATATTCCAATCATTATTATTTTTAATCCATCTATCTAATCTTCTACTTATATCAAATGTTTTTTGCATTTCCCATCGCATCTTTTTACCTGCTATGTTTTTTTCTGTCCAGTATGTGCAAAATTCATCTACTACATTATCAGGTACATCTTTGTTTTTATCAGTAATAATTTTTTTAACAAGATCAATAAATGATTGTTCTTTATTTACATTATTTATATTATTATCATTATTGTTTGTTTTTACTTGCGATTTACTTGCAGTTTGATTGCGATTTACTTGATATTTGTTTGCAGTTTGTAATTGTTGTAACTCTTTATAATTATTGATAGTTATCATAGTTGAAATTGCATTTGATTTTACTACAATCATATCATCATCTTGCAAAAGTTTTAGATAAGCACGTAGCCTAGAAATACCCCAATTAAACTCCTTCATCAACTGCTTTTGTGATGTTAAAAAACTACCACTTTTAATCTTAATTAACTGATTACCAATAACTACTTTATTATCTTTATGATTTGCTTTTAGCAGCATATACACAAATGCTTCAAACCTAGAATAAGATCTACCTCTTGTTAATATAGGATTATCTAATATCTTTCTATGTAAACTAATCCAACCTTTCATAGTTGTATTCCAGTAATTTTAAAGATAGCATCTCTATGTTTTTTTGATGGAAAATGTTTCTGATCTAACCAACCTTTAACTGCTGCTGGTGATACATTACAATGCCTTGCTAACCAACTCATATTACGTTCATTATCTATTAAATATAATTCTAAATCTTTCATAATTTGTTCCTTTATTTAGGGAAGGAAGTGATAGCCATAGAGTAACTTACGAAGGTTATTATGACAGGGCCACCACTCCCTTGTTATTATCTACACACTAAAATGGTATCTCATCTTTATCTGCATAACTGTTTGTGGTATGTATTCTATCTATTTCACTCATACCACCTGATGCCTTACTACCAACACCACCTTGTTTATAGGCATCTAATGCAATTTCATTTAGTTTTTTTCTAGTATCTTGATCTGCCCATACAGTATCATTATACTTACCTTCTTTATCTTTAGTTGAAGGCATTGATACAAATAATCCATTAATACCCTCTACTAGCCTAAAACCTTTTATTGTTAAACCATCAAGGGTTAAATCAAAAAATGCTTTAGTTTTTCCCCAGTTATCACCTGTTTTCATTCTACCTACTTTCATACGTTCCCTTTCTTTTTAAAATCATCTGCTTCTACTTCACTGTATACACCATATTCATACGCATTAATTAATTTTAATACGCACCTATCAATACCACGTTTTTCAGCCATAGATCCATAATAATTGTTTTTACTATTTTTACTATCTGCTTCACCTACTGATGTAACACTATCTAACACAATACCATCTTTATCTTCTTTAGCCATTGTGATTAAAAACCTACAACTTGTTTCTGATTGATAAATTGGTTCTATTTTAGATAATTTTATGTTTTCAATAATTGCTATTTTAGTACACGCATCGTGTGTTAATATCCAGTTATCGTGACATTTCCAAACATCTACCTTGCCATCTAACTTGTACTTTTTACCTAGATCTGCTATATTCATTCTTCCTCCATTTCAAATGTTGTATTATCTCTACAATGTGAACAAATACCTGATGGTTCAATACCTTCATCTATGTGCAAATCATACAATGGTATTGCATAACAACACACACTTAAATATTCATCTGATTTTTGTTCTTTAAGAATATCTTTAAACTTGCTATTAATATTCTTATCGTTTAGTATCATATCTATAATATCCATTATGCTACCTCACTTCTTAACGCATATGCTCTATATCCTTTAAAATTTAAAGCAATATGCACAATCGTTCTATCTACCTTTGCAACTATCCTAGTATCAGTTACAAAATATCCATCGTATTGATTTGTATCTAAACCTAGATTATCTAGGTATTTTAATATTTTAAGTTCCATTATTAGTTACTCCTTTTTTTCCCTAGTTAGTTAAAAATTGATGTATTTAATGCTACTTTTAAATGCTCACTACAATAATATCCGTGATGTTCTATATTAATATATTCTTCTTTTAAATAAACCCAACAATCTCCTGCATCTTCTGATATGATGCACCAATTATAATCTCTGCCTGAACCATCTGAATCATAATGTACTCGTTTGTCAATATGATATTCTGATATTCTTTCACAGCATTTACATTTTTTAGTATTTTTAAAAATTCGTTTCATCGTTACTCCTTGTTGTTTTTCCCTTTGTCATAGCCATTTGCTATATCTAAATATACTAACAAATATATATTAAAACCAAATAATATTTTAAGTTTTTAAAAATAATTATAGTTATTATATAAAAAAGGGAGGTTTTTACACCTCCCCATCATTGTTATTTTATGTTATTCTTATTTTATTCTATGATCCACACTTTAAGTATGTTGTTCCATCTATATATTGTTTCTGTGTCTACATCATAAAATGCTAATTTCACATAAGAATTTTTTATTTGTTTTAAATTACCCTTTTTGAAATAATCACAGCCATCTTTTTTATTCATTCCTTTTACAGTTAAAAATGTTGCATCTCCTGTTGGGCCTGTGATTGTTGTTTCTTGTGTTTTTAATTCCATTTTGTTACTCCTTTTTTTTCCCTTTTGCAGTAGCCATTTGCTACTACTATATATTAAAAAAAAATATTAATATAAAAAACAATTATTTTAAGTATTTAAAAATAATTATAGTAATTATACGCAGGTATCCTGTTACAGATACCTGTGGCGTTCAGTATGGGAGGTAGAGGAAGAATTTAAACTTGTTCTTTTAAAGTTATTCTTATTGAATATAAATTAGGTGATTTCTGCGTAATTCTATAATTTTTACCCATTCTCACAATAGCAAATTGTTCAGGTGATGGATTGTCTTTATCTAACTGCAATACCATTGGTAAATGATTAGCCATACATTTATTAACAACTGTTGTATAAAAATCTAAACCATCATTTATATTATATAAACTATTATTACTTGCTGTATTATCATAATTTTCATAATTGTGATTCCAACCATTATCATTCATCATTGGGTTTTGATTCATTACAAATTTAGGTGACAAACTATCAAATGACATTGTCCAAGTTCGTAATCCTGATCTTCTTTGAAAATTATCACCTTTTTCATTACCTAATCCAAAAGGTTCAGTAATCCAGTTGCTTGGTTTTGTGAAATTAGCATTAGATATTGTTCTGCCTGATATTGTACTTTTTTGATTAATACCATAATCAAATGTAGTTGTTGTATTAATACTACAATTTTGTGGAAAATCAAAGTATTTACCAAATAATATAGATCCTATATTAACTGGTGATTCTGTAAACGTAGCACCTTGTTCTACATTTTGTGGTTTTATACCAACTCTAAAGTTATAATCAAAATTACTTGCTGCACCTTGTAATTGCATTATACTAAAACCATCATAATCAGGAACACCAAAAGGTGTGTGATTTATAATATTTGTAGTATTTATTTCAGTAACAGTACCATCATCTGATTGTACTTGTATTTGAGGTATTGCATTTGCTGAATTAAAATTATGACATAAAATCATAACGTAATTAAAATTCCATAACTTACTTTCTAATAAATCTGTAAAATCATCTGCTTGTGGTACAATTCTATATTTTAAAACATTAAACTGATTAAGCAAATCAAGTGATGTATAATTAGATGGATCAAGTTGTATCATTCTAATTAAATCTTCTTCACTACCATCAAAGTTTGTTTGCATATCATCTAAAGCACCATTAGCATATTGGAATAACGGATACGATACATATAGTCGTGGTGTAGTTGGTGTTTGATAATGAGATTGTGCCATAATTAATTTTTCCTAATTTCTCTTGTTTCTGTTATAATACCTGTATCTTCATCTTTAATTCTTCTTTTAAATAAATATCTTTTTTTATTGTTATTGCCATCAAATTTTAAATCTTCATAATTTCTTGTAAGATTATCCCAAGAATTATTAAGCATACCATATGTATCAATATTTGATTTATTTATGTATAAAATATGTTTTTGTAAATCTTCTGTTATTAAAATACATTTTGAAATAATTGCTAAACCTTTATATGTAAACAAATCCTGTAAATTATTATCATTTTTAATTAATTTTGCAATAATTATTTTATTATTACCACTTGATACTATATAATCATTTGGCAATAAAGATGTTATATTGATTGTTCCTACATATTCTATCTGTATTCCTTGATAAACAATATTCGTATCTAAACTTACTTTTTCTTTATCAATATTTAAAGTTCCTGTATATGTTTTTTCAATTTTCATATTAATTATTTGTAATTACATTTATCATTGATACTACATCTAATATATCAACTTTTGATAAATCTTGTTTTGGTTCTCCAGCACTTGTATATACTAATTTTTCTTTTTGTTTATCTGTTAATTGTTTACCACCAATAATATGATTTACTAATTCAACTAAATCAACTACATTTATAATTCCATCATAGTTTAAATCAAAATATGGTGATTCAATATCATTATGTTGATTTGCTAATGGATTATAATTTATGTTAGGTATAGGATTACCATTTGTATAATAAAAATCAGAATATTGTTTTGTGCAACCTCTAATTATGTATTCTTCGTTTGGCATTTCAAATTTATGATCACCAGTTACATCTAAACAATGAAGTTGAAACGCTTTTATAGTAATACTATCTGTACCTATATTTGTTTCCATAATAATCCATAAAGGATATATTGCTTGGCCATTTAAAAAACTAACTTTACTATAATCTATATTAAATATTTTCTCATTATTTATTAAAGGTAAATGTATTTTATCACCAACTGATAACTCTATGTAATTTGATGGCAAAGTCATTGTTACCATATTATGTGGATTACAATTATTTAAAATAGTAAACGCACCAAAATTTACTACACTTGATTCTAATGTGTGATATTTTAATTCTATTTCTTTATGTGTATCAATTTCCTGTACATTAAAATTATCAAATCCATTTAATTGATATTCAAGTAAAAAATTTATATCTTGTATTGATATTTCATAATCAAATTCATATTTATCTTGCCCATAATCAAATCTATAAAACATTTTAACTGATGTTGTTATGTCTTCTCTTTTTGTTTGTTCAAATTTATATGTTAATATATCATTTAAATTTATTATTGTATCAATATCATCATATGTATATGTATCTTTAATAGTTAATAACCCAAACTTACCATCGCTTGTGAATCTTGGATATGATCTAGATTCTCTTAAAATATCTTCTATCAGTTGCTTTCCTTCTGTTTTTTCTTTAATTGAAAAACCCATTTTAATAGAATTGTGTGCATTTCTTGATTCTATTATAGAATCCATATCAAATTTTGTATAATCAGGTGTAATTATATTTTCACCAACTTTTTCATCTGCATTTAATTTTCCATAACCCATTTCATTTACTAAAATATTCATTACAATATCAGATGGTTTAACAATTATACCATCTGTTGTTAATGTGTTACCATCTAATCCCACAATTTGAGATTCTGCGTAATTGTACAAATCGGATTGAATGTTACTTAAATTTAAATATGCTTCATCTGCACTTTGAAATCCACCTAAAACAGGAAAAAAAGTTGGTAAAAAAACATTTAAATTTAAACTACTATCAAAAACATTAGAATAACTTACATCGCCTTGATATGCAATTTGATATTCAAATATAGCAGATTGCATAGATTCCATCATAGAAAAAATTAAATCATCTAAATAAATAAGTAAATTATCTATATAATCATCAATATCGTTAATTTGGTAATCATTCCAATTTTTATTTTGCATCATTTCATTTATTGAATCTGTTATATCTATATTCTGTATATTTTGTGTAACTTTACTATAATAACTAAAAGTAAAATCATTGTGTTCTATATCTTTTTGTAACAAGTATTGATATATTTTTGCAATAACTGATTTCATAAATGATTCACTTTCAATTAATAATAAAAAATTATTAAAATCAGTATTTGTTGTATCTGTATGTACTCTTTGTAAATCATATAAAGACAATGGTGAACACATTGTTTTCCATATATAATTTTTAAAAAAATCTAATACGTTAAATATTGCAGAATCATCAATAAAATTTTGTTCTAATGATTCAATTAAAAATGGTGTTAAATCTGTGCCTTGTGGATAGATGTATGAACCGAACGTTTTTGTACTTAAAAAAGCAAAATTATTACCTATGTTAGTTGCGTTTGTAACAAAAAAATTATCTCCTCCTGCATTTTCTGGATCTGCACCATCAAAAAAATTAGGATTTACTTCTAATGCAGCATCTTTTAAATCAGTAAAAATATTATATGTTTGACTTAATAAAATATCATCAAATGGTAATGCTTCATCTTTGCCTTTAATTATTGTATCTAAATCAATATCTGTATTTACAGATTCATAATATTCTAATTGTTCTGTAAAAAAATTATTTTTTCTACCTACTATGGAAGCATATATTTCTTCTTCTTGTAAGTTATCAATAGATACAGAATGTAATAAAGCAATATTATCCATTCTCAAACCTTGTTGGTATGCTTTTGATCCTATCCAATATGGTGGGAAATATTCAAAAATAGCAATTAAATTATGTGCATCAGCATTATGTATTTCATCTATATAATTAGAATTTATACCATAATATAAACCTTGTATACCCCTATAATCGTGTGTTTGATTTAAATTGTTCGAATAACCAAACTGACTCCAATAATTGTTCCCTCCTGATGTTGGTTCATTTTTCAATAAAAACATAGGTGCATTTAGATATGTATTTGTTTTTGGTGCATATATTTCTTGCATCGCACTTGTATCATCAATTAATTCTAAATCTAAATCACTTTGTAATAATAATCTATTTAAATCTGCCTGTATATTAACTTGGTTTAATGAGCCACTTGCAAAATTTAATCCATCTTTCCATACATCAGGTGATAATGGTGCTATAAAAAAACCTGTCCTATCAACAATTTCTGTTGGGTGTGTATTTAAATATGAATCTGAATTATTAGGCACACTAGATTCATTTATGTCTTGATATAATTGCCAATCTGCTAAAAAATAAGTATTAGCAGATACACCTGTAAATGATTGTTGTACTAAATTGTTATCAATTCCTTTTTTAAGTTTTAATATAATCCATCTTCCATCACCACCAGTTGTATCAGGACCATAATAACTAACTCCAGTATCAAAATTTGTTGTATTTGTAATATTTAAATTATCAGAAACATTATAGGAATTTGTATATCTATACCATTTTTTTTCAAAATTACCATTATCATTTATTTTATTTATATTATTATTTAAAGGATTTGTATCTATATCTTGTGTTGTAGATGATTTAGCATTTAAAATTCCATTATTTGAGGCATAAACAGAATCAACTAATCTTTCTGAAAATCCTTTAAATTGCCATAAAGACGATACATCTTCATAATTTTGTTTTAATTCAGGAAATAAATAATCTGTTTGCATAAACTCAAAAGAAAACAATTCTAATTTAGAAAATTTAATATTATGATGATATGAAGTATTGTTGGCGTGTTTTAAAATAATATAATCATCATCTTTTTTTACATATAAACAATAATGCAGTCCATTAGGTGGATCTAATAATAATTTTGGAATTTTAGCAGTTCTATAATTACCAGCAGTTGGGTGAAAATCAAATAAAACATTTAATATTCTTTCATTATTATTTTCTAAATATGGCAATACTGGTGCTTTATCTACATAGCCAAATGTCATAGGTACTACATTATCAAAATCTTGATATTCACTTAATATACCACTTCTTTGTTCTAAAGGTAATTTATCTATACTCATATAAGGTACAGATTTATTTGCAATTTTAATTTGTGTTTTATCTTCAACACTTAAATTAATAGTTTCATCGTCAAATTTAATTCTGTTAATTTCACCATTATATATTAAAGCACAATCTGATTTATTTAATTCATTTTTTATATCTATGACATTAGTAGAGGGTGATTTATAAAACATATATAGATTTTTACCAATTACATTTGTATTTATATATTCACTTAATTTTGTGTTTATATTATAATAGTTATATAATGTACAACGTAATCTATTTATTTTTAATTTTTTACTATCATATTCACTAGATATTTTAACATTTGATACTTTGCTAATACAATTTATAGTTCTAATTAAATTACCACTATTATCAAACAATTCATCTTTATCTTGTGTTAATGTAAATAATATATTATTATCTGCATCAGAAATAACCAATACTGGTTTTAATTTTTGATTTGTAGATACTATATCATTTTTGAAGTTTTGAGAAACATTTAACATTTATATTCTCTCACCCAATCTTATTCCTTCACGGATTTGAGGTATTAATGTATTTTCTGTAAATTCTTCTGTGCCTATAACTGAACCTTGTACATTTACTGTTATAGGTTGTCCACTAGGACCATCTATGTTAGGATCTTCTAGTGGTGTGACTTGCACTCTTTCGTCACCACTTCCTTCACCTACCATCATTAATTGAGGTCCGTCTGTTATAAAATCTGCACCATATTGTGCTTTTTTAATTTGTTGTACTCTTGCTAATCCTGATCCAACTGCTGCTGTTGCTGCTGCAACACCTAATGCTTGTCCAAATGGTGCAGGATATGCTTTTGAGAATTTTTTAAATTGTTCACCTGCTGATTCATATGTTGATGCAAGGGTTTGTGTAATTGCTGCTGCTTTGTATATCTTTTTAAATTTACTATTTGCCTCTGACATTACTTGTAAATCACCTACAAATTTATTTGCTGATTCTTTACGCATTTTAATAAGTTCATCAGTTAATTTAAATTCAGTTTTTGCAGAATCATTTAAGTTTTTGTTTAGATTACCATACGTATCATTAGTAGAATCTTTTACTGCATTATTAGTTTCTATAATTTGCCCACTTGCTGTACTCCAAACATCAGCAACTGCATTACTAAATTGTTCTAATGTATCAATAGCATCTTCATCTTCCGTACCACCTATAATACTACTAACAAAATCAAGTATTTCTGATTGATCTGTTTGTGCAGCAATTATTTTTTGTCTCGCTTTTGCTTGACTATCAATAACTTCATCCATTGCAGTTTGATGTCTTTCTTTCATACCTTCAGTATCTATTAAATCAGGTATTTTAATCATATCAAAACTAGTTCCTAATACTTTATTAGATGCTTGTGCTGCTGTGTTTATTACTTGTATTATTTCTTGAGAAATACCTATAAAAATATTTTTAACTTTTGCACCAAAAAGTTCAAATGTATTACCTGCACTAGTTCTAAAATTGTCAAATCCTGAAGACATATCAAACACCAGCACTTCAAATGCTTGACTTATTGGTATAAATAAATCTTGTGCAATAGCACCTATGATTTGAAAAAATCTAATGCCCATATCTTTTAAAAAAATTAAGGTTTTTGGAACAGCATCACCTAGTGCATTAGGTATAATATCCATAGTTAATCTTATAGTTTGTCCTAAAGCATTAAATATAACATCAAAATTGTTTTTAAGATTAGTCATTGTAGCATTAAAATCTATATTTTGTGAAAAATCAATAGCATCTGAAACACCATCTGCTAAATTTTGAAATCCATCTAATGCACTATTAATAAAACCATCTGATGCTGTGCCTATTTTTGCACCCATATCTTCAAATGTAGCACCTAACCTAGACATTTTATCTGCTGTTGTTAGTTGTTCTTCGCCTAATTCATCAACCATATCCCCTGCAACTCTTAATACTTCATTGTTAAATGCAATTTTTCTTTCTTGATCTGTTAAAGCATCTGTACTTTTGCCTACACTAAACGCATATTTATCATACGCATCTTGTGTATTTACCATAATACCCAAATTATCTAGCATAAGTTTGGATTGCCTACCCATACCAGTAACCATTGAATTTAGAGCCAAAGTAGTATCTACACCTATTGCTTGTCCTAATCTTTGTGCAGTATCAAATAGTTTGGCCATTTCTTCATCTGATTTAACTACACCTAACATCATAGCATTATTTGCCTCTGTCATCAAAGTAAGTTTTGAAACAGTACCATCAGTTGCTTGTTGTAATTTTTTAAATGAATTTTCTGTAAATCCAATTTGTCTTCCCATAGAATTAAATGCACGTTCAACACCTTGCAATTTAGCAGAATCCTGTACAATAGTTTGCATACCACGCACTAATCCTTTTGCTGCAAAAAATGCTGCACCTACTTTTAGAACACTAGTTCCAATACCTTTTAATGCCTTTTGTGTTTTCCCAGCACCTCTAACCGATATATCTATTATTTCTTTATTTGTAGCCATTTATTCCTTGTTGTTTTTAATGTTACGCATCGTATATTCTATTTCTAAAAATTCATCAACTACTTTTGCAGGTGTTTCATTTAAGGAAGGATATGGTGCAGTATTAAATGCTTTACAATAATTGTATTCTTTTATTCTTTCTTGAATTTTAGAATCAAGTAATTCAGAAGTATTACAAAAAAAGAAATGTTCAGCATAAATAGTTTCAGATTTATTTTTAACATTTTTATCTTCTAATTCTTGATAGCAGTTCATTAATTCCTCATATACATCTTCTATTGATTTAAATTCTTTCTTTACACCATCTACTGGTGATAATGCTTTGTAAGGATATACAAACCCATTATTACCAAAATTATTTAAACCTTTTAATGAAACCCAAATATTAATCCAAAAAATTATTTCTTCAATTTTTTTTTATTAGCACTTTCAATAATAGCACTAGCCATAGCAACCAATTCATCTAATGAATATTGATTAAGTTCATCATCTGAATATGTAGTATTATCTTTAATAATACCAATCCAAAATGTAAAATTTTGTTTAACAGATTGATCCATAATTTTATCATTCAATTCTGCTCTTTGTTCTAGATTTAATTGCCTTGCCTCTATTTCAAATGCTTTAAAATTTTGACTTGCATTTGGTTTTACTTTTAACTTCATTTTCCTCTACCTCTTTTTTTTAATCAGTTTACCACGCTGATTGTGATTCACCATTGAATAATTCAATCTCTAATGCTTCATTATTATCAGATGTTCCTATATCTACACACTCAAAAGACAATGTGTGAAATATACCATTTTCTGATATATCTTGAGCAGGATCGCCAGTATATTGAATATTCATTTGCATATTTAATTCACCAACTGATGATAATGTGCCATCACCTATATTAATTGCAACAGCCATTGTATCACCATCAAGAAAATCTTGAATAACATTTGCACCATCTGTATAATCAAAGTTATCGTCCATTTTAATAGTTAAATCACCTGTAATTGCATATTCAGGTATTGCATACAATTATGCATCACCATTTGAATTAAATCCAACTCTATTTACACCATTTGCTATATTTAAATTCAATGATTTTAATACTAAATCTTTAGCACTACCATCAGATACTAAAGTTTTTGTACTCATATCACCAATGTTATAATAACCTGTTGCTTCAGGTGCTGTCCAGTTTGCTAATGTAAAATCAGTTTCTAATGATGTAGCACCTGCAAGTGGATTAGAAAAACCACTAAAATAGTTACCACTCATTGTCATAAATCCACCATTATTACCAAAATCTAATGATAATGCTAAATCTGATACGACTGCACCTGATATTCTAATACCACCTGATGCTTGTGGATAATATGCTAAATTTACAGTATGTGGTATATTGTTAGAAATAGATCCACCAATTTGTGCAATTTCTGAACCCTGCCCACCAACTTCATACAGATGTTTATATGAACCTGATTCTGAATGTTCTTGTAGCACTAATGCTAAATGCTGTGCTAATAATTTAGGTGTAGCAATACATTCAAAAGGCATTGTAACTGTACCACCTCTTGTATTAATAATTGTATCATCTTTATGTTTTACTAAACCTCTACCTGATAATAATCTTGATTCCCTAGTTATATTAAATGTTGGTTTTTGCACTTGCACTACAGGCAGTTGTCTATATGCAGTTCCATCAGTACCATCATTATCCAAACCAGCACCAAATGCAGTTTCTGCTTTTATTCCAACTCTAACATCACTAATAGGGCGTACTACTTCGCTAATAGCCATTACTTGTTCTCCTTATTAGATTTTCTTTTTTTATGTATTAATTCAACCAAACCCATTGATTGCATTAGTTCTGCTGCCTTGATAGGTAATGCAATTTCCTTACCTTTTTTCATATCATCAAACTCTTTTGATGTGCAGGGCATACCAACAGCACTAAATTTTTTTAATTTTTCTTTAAACGGTTTTACTTTCATATTGCTCCTATGCTACGTTTCCAAAATGTGTACAAGTTAAACTCCATTGACAAATAAGATAATCATCATATCCATCAACTTCTACATTAAATTCTAAATCATCTAATGTAACATTTACTGCTTGTGAATTATCTGCTAATGTTAATGTTATATTATCGTGTATCAACGCCTCCAATATACTTACTTGATTTAACACATAGTTTTGAAATTGCTTGTTATGTCTATTCAAAAAATAATATTGACAATCCATCTGATATTCACGTACTTCTAAATGTGTAGCAATATCTTCTTGTGTTGATCCAGTAGGTATAATTCTAATAAAATGATTGTTTTTGATTTCTTCATACCAATCACTATAAACAGGGCATTTCATTTCTGCTCTAATTTTACTCATTAATGCAATTAAAATGTTTTTCCAAGTATTTGTATAGGTACTCATTATCTAATCATATCTATTGTTGCATTACTTTTATTGGTTTGTTTTCTATGCTTACTATGCACTTCAACATACCAATAATCTGCTGCATCTGCTGATGAGCCTTGAAATCTACCCATTAAACCACCATAAATGTGTTGCAATCCACCTGATATTATTTCAGGTGTAGTTGTATCACCTTCTAATTTATCATCACTCATATGCTTTACTACAAATGTTGCAGTTCCATATGCACCTGCTGTATCTATTTCTACTTTTAATAAATCATATGGTTCACCTGAATATTCACCTGCTAATTCTACTAAATCTAAACTTGCTGATGTTACACTTCTAAATAATATTTTACCACTTTTATCTTTATCATCTACTTCGTGTGATAGTTTATAAATACCATCATTTAACTTATCTATCAAACCAGTTCTATCTTCATTTGTTACTAATGCGTGATAATAATCTGCTTCTTCTGATGCACCTTCTTTTGCTCTAATTAGATTTGCTGCTGCTATATAACATACAGATTTAATTATAATAGAATCATATTCTTCAACTCTTAAAGTAATATCAGGTGAATCAATATCTATTTGTTTCTGTTTTTCAAATGGTGTTGCATATCTTGCATCTACATAATTATGTAACTCTAAACTAGCATCAACTAATGTCTGATTTAAAAAAGATGTAAAATCTACACCAACTTCAAATATTTGTTCATTAATTGTAGTTGATGAATAATTGCTGTTATAATATTCTACTTGATTAGTATCACTATTATAAAACCATTCACCATTAGCATCTACATCTGCTGATGCAGATTGCCCTGCTGCAAGTTCTTCACCATTAACAAATAGTTGTGAAACAAATCCACTATCTCTAAATAAATGTAAACTACCTGATGTTAATGAAGGAAATATTTGTACTTTAGAATCAAAATCGTTTACTCTATTAAAATACTTTGTTAGATCTGCAATAGTAGCATATTTGAAATCGGTAGCCATCTATCTTTTTTTTCTTTTCATTTTTTTCATTTTCATCTTCTTTTTTGGCCTACCCATTTTTTTACCGTATGTTCCTTTTCCTTTTGGCATATCTACTCCTTTTTTATCCTAATAATATTAATTCAATTTTACTATCTTTTCTTGCATTTACACTTCTTGCTCTTAAATCTTGTATAGTATTAAAACTTGATGCTAAATATTTTGCACCACCTGCGTGTGCAGATAATGTATTAGCCATAACTTTGAATTCTGCATTTACAAATGGGCAGGTAAACTCACAATGGCCAGTAACATACGAAATGCTACCTACAACACCACCATTGTGTAATAAATTACCATTACCATCATCAAGTAAAAACGCAGCAGTATTTTTAACTACTTTACCTGATACAGGATCTTCTATTGTTTCTTGTGCTTTAGTTGATGCAGGACCATATACAATAGTATCTGTTGTTCCACCACCGTGTTCTGAACCTTGTAATACTGGTACACCTGATGCACCTCCATTACTTCCATTACCTAATGCAGGAAATCTACCAACACCAAATGGTGTAGTTCCTGATACATTACCAATACCAACTATTGTTTCACTATGATTTGATAATGATGTAACCCTAATATCACCATTGTTTAATGCTATTCTTACTTGTTTGTTATGTAATCCACTTGAGGAATCATAAAACAACGCATCAAATCTTGCTTGTATTTTAGGTAATACTGCGTTTGCTGATCCTGCAAATGTTGTATCACTTGCATCTGTTGTAAATGCTATTGCAGTTTCACTACTAACTGAATCAAAACCACCATTGTTAAATTCATCTACAACTATATGAAATGTGTATGTAGTTGATGCTGTTAATCCAGTTTCATCTGATGCTTTGATATTTTGTAAACCAAAATCTAAAAAACCACCTTCTGTGTAAAATGGTCCTATTGCAACACTACCTGCTACAATACCATCTATTACTTTATCAGCAGTTCTACCATAACCAAAAAACGCACCACATTGTGCAAATTTACCATTTTGATCTGTCATACATTTACCATTATCAAATGCTAAATGTTTATTACCAAAGAAAAAACTAATTTTATGATCATCATCAATTTGTGCTTGATTTGAACCTAACATACCTCTTTTTACAGTAAGCGTATTTGTTGATACTGATTCAACTTCTACTATCTCACCATTTTCTATGTGTAGTAAATCACCTGCTTTGAACCAATCACCATCATCAACAGGCATTTCAGTATCACTAATTGCTATATGACTTCCATCATTTATTAGTATATTTGCACCTCCAAAATATGTACTACTAAATGCTTTTACTTCTATATATTCTTGGCCACTATTTAAATCTTTTGGTTCAGCAGATAATCTTCCAACTGCTGAATTACCACCTGATTCAAAAGTTGCTTGTGTATTTTGTGAGTAACTTATAATTCTGTTATTTGGTAAATATATAAAATCATTTGCAGGTAATAACATAGTCATTGTTCTAAATGGTGTTGAGCCACCACCACCTACATCAAGTGAATTTGCAACATCAGTATTAGTACCACCACCACCACCATCATTTTTAAAATCGTGTACAGTTATAAATATTTCTGCACATATATCACTTAAATTTTTAATAACTATTGCTTTTGCATTTTGTATTGTCAATGCACCTAAATCTTTATCAAATGTAGATATTTTTATAATACTTGTATCTAAATCTTGTATAATTGTTGATCTTTCTGTATAAACTCTATCTGAAGTACATAAATAATCACCATCAGGTGTTTTAAGTTCTAACTCTACATTTGCAACTTTACCATTTGCACGTGTTGTATTATTATTAGTTCTGTTTCTTGTTGCTATTGTATAAGACATAAATCTGCTACTCCTATGTTAAATGGTATTTTACTGTTATATTTATTGAGTAATCTGAATTAATACTATCACTCCTAAAAAATGCTAATACTACTTTATTTGCTGCTACACTTGCACTGTCTATTGTCCAAGTTGATAAATATGCTTGTTCACTACCTGCATTAGTTACATCATTATTATGTGCTAATAGAGTTCCATTAGTTAATGCAGATGTACTACCTGATGTAAAATCATAACTCAAAAGGTGCATACGTGTTGTATCACCTGTTGCAGCATCTGCACCTTCTATTGAATAAACTGCATCTATTGATATATTATCAGGAATAAACCACATAACAGGTACTATTAATCCTGAATGAGTATCACTTGCTGCTGCTGTTGTAAATGATGTAGCAGGTTCTGTACCTGTTCCAAAATTAAAATCATCATATATAGTGCCTTTATGGTGATTTCCAGCAAATGGTAAAGGGTGATGCGTATTCGCATCTAATTCATTTGAAATACTACACGAAACATTAAAATAAGCATACATTGTATTTACGTGATAGCCTAATGCTTTTACTTGATTGTTAGTGGTATCAACTTTAAATTTTTCTGCATCAGATGCGTTTACCACTTCTAATGCTGTTGTATTATTTGTATTAGATTTAACTTTTAATGATCTATCAGATACTAACAAACTACTTTCTGTACCATTACCACTTTTAACACTTCTTGATGTGCTATCAACACCTGTGTTTGAATTATCTACATATAGTAAATCTTTGTATGTACTTGCTGGTGTTTTGCCTGTTAAACTCATAAATTTTCTCTAATTTTTCTGTTATAATATAATATAATATTTAAATTTTTAAACATATATTTTATTTTATGTGTATTCACCTGCTACTGTAATACTTACATATTGTAATGTACTTGCTGGATCAATTTCAATCTGCATAACTTCACCTGCACTATAAGTATTGGTTTCACCAGTAAAATCCCAAGTATATACTGTATGTATATTTGTTAAATCAAATCCAACACTTGATAAATTAACTGTAACTGTACCTGAATATGCACTACCATCTTTATATAATTGAAGTGATGTATTTCCAGGATTTTGGGTGCTTGAAGATTGCCTTGCAACATTAGCATATATTGTATTTATTTTTAAATCATATGGTACTATAAAATTTGAATCATCAACAGTAAAATCATTTAAAGAAGTTACCTCTATTGTTGAACCTCCTGCAAGTGGTATAAATTCATCATTTGAACCACCGTGAAAAAATGCTGATTTTATAAAGAATTTTTGATTTGCTATTACTCCATTATTAGTTATAGGTATATCAGTTCCTGCACCATTAGTAAAGTATAAATTATTAGGTGTATCGTTTTTAACCCATAATTGTCCTTTTCCTACTGTATTACTAGCAGCAGAAGATGCTGCTGTAATTTTTAAATATTTGTTTAATGTTAATTCTTCTGATGCAAATTCTAATAAATCATCACCGTCATAATTAATTAAATTATTTCTGTATGTTGCTTCACCAACTGCAATTCCACCATTAAAAAAATGTATTAATTGACTACCATTATCTAAAATATATACATCGCCACCATTAGCATCTAATGCTATATCACCTTCAACATCTAATGTTAAATTACCACCTGCTACAATAGTATCTAATGAAGTTATAGTTAAATCTCCACTTGAATATGTTACATCTGATAATTCATCAAGCGATGATGCACCACCTGATCCTGCTTCATCAGGTTCAGTTGATACATCTACGCCATTAACTTTTAAACTACCTTTAACATCTACTGTATCTTCTGATATTTGTAAAGGGGTACTTTTGTTACTAACTTTTAGGGGTTTTAAATTAGATTCTAAATTACTATCATTATCTAATTGTAATGGATTCTTTCTTTTTCTTTCAAAAATACCCCTTAAACCTTTTATTATATCAGGTAGATTCAATTTACTTTCCTGCTAACTTTTTCAATAAACCTTTTACACTACTCCAAATCATATCATCATAAGGTGTTGGTGATAGTGCAACTGCTTTATCTACTACTAGAATTAATATTGTTATTATCTTCCAATTATCTGCTAGTAATTCCATTTAATGTAACTCCTCTTTATCTGTTGTTATTTTTTCTATTCTATTAAAAAAAGTTTCTATAATCATCAGCCTACAATTTAACATTTCATACGCATCTTCTTTAAATATAGGTGGGTGTGAATCTTTTTCTAATTTCTTGATCCTAACTTTTAATTCTTTTATTTCTTCTTTTAATGTCATTCTTTTATGCCTAACCACGCCAAAACAATGCCTATTATCGCATATAATGTAATGCCTATTGATTTAATACCAGTTAAATTATTTTCTGCTTTATTTAGCCTTCCATTAACTTTTTCTAAATGCTTAAAATTAGCATTAACTTTTTCTTTGATGTGTTCTACATCACTTGATATTTTAGTAAGTTGTAATGTTATATCTTTTTCAAATTCTGTCATTTTCATCTCTATTTAACATATTTAAAAACTTGTGCTTCAATCCGTTACCACTTAATTTTGCTATAATTTCTACTAATGTTTTATAACTGCGTTCTAAACCTTTTTGTTCAATCTGCATCAACTTCTGTTGATCTATTAGTTTTATAATTATCATTTCAACTCTACTAAAACTTTCACGCATTTCTTTTGATAATTCATCTTGTATATATTTGTTTTGTTTTTGTATAAAAATCCAAAATGCAATAGCAACTGCTAATGGTACTCCATATCTTTCTAGTAATTCAAACCAATCCATTATACTACAACTTTAAATATTGTTGTTCCTTTTTTAATCTTGCTACTGCTTTTTGCATTGTATGCAACTAATGATTTATCTATATTGTATCCTTCACCATAGTTTTGCAAATCAATCTTTACACCATCTCTATTACCATTGTTGTAAAATATGTAGCAATTCTGTGATGCTCTACCAGTTAAACCTAATCCTTTTTCACTATAATCATTACTACCTACCATTGATGAAGATCTTGAAAAGTTATCACCAACTCTTGCACTATGAACGTGGCCAAAAATGACGTAATCTATCTTTGTACCTCTTGCACTATATCTGCCCATTATTTGTGTTATACTAGTATCTAATCCTTTTTTTATACTACCATTTCCGTGTAGTATTAATAAATTTTGCCCTGCTACTTCAACTACCATTTCAGTAGGATCACCATCTATAAATTTTATATTTGTATCTCTAAATATGTATTCTAATGTTTTAAATATGGTATAATCATAGTTATCTGATGCTAAAGATTTACTCCAACCCCATTCTTGTTTAACTCTACTTTCATTACCTGTTACCATACACACAGATACGTTAAAATTGCTGTTTAAATCAAGTATTACTTGTTGTAGTATATCTACTGCTAGAAATGTTGCTTTTGCTCTATTTGTAGCCATTGATAGTAATTCATCTAATCTTCTATCACTATTAAGTAAATCACCACTCATAGCAAGTAGTACATTAGTTATGCCCATTGATTTAAAATAGGTAGTTGCTTTATCTACAAATAACTTGCATCTTGCTGATGCTATACTAAAATCATACTTGTTATGTTCTAAATTTACAAGTTCATTAAAATGCAAATCAGATAATTGTGCTACACCTACTGCTTTTGTATTTTCTTTGTGTTTTTTAGTATATTTAGATAATTCATAATTGTCAAAAATCTTTAAAAGTTTATTTACATAGTGAGATATTGCATTTTCTACTCTTGCGTGTTCTCTAAACGATTTTCTTTCAATTCTATTTAGATCTTGTGCAGATTGTTTTTGTTTTGCTAACCTGACATTCTCTTTAAGTAAATCAATATCTTCTATAACATTAGTTGCTCTATGCCCACATACCTTACATTTGTATCTTTGTCTATCTAAATAAAAGCCACTTTTTACCATTCCTACGTAGTAGCATTTAGGACAAACTATATTACTAGGCATATTACCCCACTTTTCTTAATCTATCGCTTAATTCCTTTGCACGTCTTGGTGTATCTGTTCTTGCCCATTTGCTATCTAGCATTTCGGTTGATGCTGCTTTATAATCACCATTAGCAAGTAAAAAAATAGTTTTTTTAAATTTACTAAATGCAGTTACACCTAACTGGTAATTCATATTTATTACTACTTCTTGTACTTCTTTAGGTGAGGGCAAAAACCATTCATACTTATCTGCAAGTATGTATTTGAGATTTTGTAGTTCTTCTTGCAACCATTCTGTTGCTTGTTCTTCTGTAACTTTTAAATACTTAACACGTTGGCCATATCCAATAGTATCATATCCTGCTGTACATTTATATACGGTAGGTGAAAAACCTTCGTGTTTTTTAATGTCATCTATTAACGACATTATCTCTTTTGTATATGAAATACTAATTGTATATCACCATCAGCATATGTAGGTGTAGTTGCACTTGTTAAAATACCTTGCACAAATACTGAAGAATTATCATCTGCTGATTGTAGTAACATTGTTGCATTTGAATCTTCTGATGTACCAGTTAAAGGCATTACCTGAAAAATTCTTGCATTGTCTAATCCTGCACCAACACTTGCTTGATTTGCATCTAATCTTGCAACACCACAAATATTGTTATTCAATAAATTAGCATCTGAAATGTCTGCTGTTGCATTTATAGTTCCTAATGCTGTATTACCTTCAGAAAAATAAAAATCAATATCAGAGTCAGTATTTGATTTATCTATAACATACATAGCAACTAATTTAGAACAGCCACCTAAACCTAATACGCAACTAGGTATTTCAGTAGCAGTAAATAATACATCATTTTGTGCATATGCGTTTGTATCTAATGTTGGTGATACTCTTATAATTTTAAAATCACTTTTACCTAATCCCATTATACTTCCTCTACTTTCCAACCTTTAGATTCATACATTTTAATTTCTGATTTATCTAAAGAATCACGCATAATGACTTTACCATTTTTTTTCATAACTTTATACTTAACTGCTTTTTTAACTTCTTTTTTAACTTCTTTTTTTACGTCTTTCATTTTTACTCCTGTTAAGATTTTATAATATTCCCTTTATCATCAAAACTTACACCACCAAAAAAACCAAAGTTTTCTACACCCTTACCTTTTTTATTTCTAGCGGCCCTATTTGCAACTTCTTGCATATAGTCCATATACTTCATTTCTGATCCTTTGTAATATGCTTTTTGGCCTTTATCTTTATCTTCAACTAGGCACAAATTATTATCAGGATCTAAATTACAACCAAATTCTTTATTGTTTAGATTACCTATATCTTTTTTGGGTTTTGATTTTTTTATTATGTTTTTTTTACTTGACATATTTGATTTAAGTCAGGGCAGCAATCCGACTACTACCCTGACTATACGATTATTAATTACTAAAATTATGAAATTTCAGTATGTATCTCTACACCGTGTAGATCAACTAGTTCGGTAACAGCCCAATAACCATTAGCAACCATATTTGTAGATGCTGCTAGTTCATTTCTTTCAGTTTTCATTTCAATGAAATTACCTGCACCAAAATCAATGTAACCTGCACCTAATGCTGTTTTAGCATATATAGCACCTTTTTTTCTACCAGTTGCACCATCAATTACTTGTGGTGATGTGTAGAAAGAAATACCTGCTATGCTTGTAACAAATCCAGCACCATAGAATTGCTCACCAACTGACATAGCACCACCGTGTGCAAATGCACCTACACTTGATGCTGTTGCAGTAGTTGCTAATTCATTTGATAGACCAAATGATCCATACATTTGTTGTGGGTGTAATACTGCACTATATGGTCTTGGAGCATCGTTTGTTTCTAAAGATGCAACTGCGTCCATAATATCCAAGAATCTTAAACCATCATCAGTTCCTTTAGATGTTGCAAATCCATCATATAAAGCACAAATGTTTGCATCAAATTCAGCAGCAACTGCATTACCTAAAACCTGTCCTGCATTTACCATTAACGCATCATCATTACCATATGAAGCAAGGTCTGTAATTCTTGCATTGATGTGATTTCTTAATACCTCAACAGTTGTTGCAGCAGTAGTAATACTGGTTGCTGATACTTCTGTATCTTCATCACCTGTTGCTTCATTTGTTACATCAGATACACCTAATTTACTATATAATGGAAATTGAACAGTATTTGAACCTTGTACTGCTGGTGCCATTGAGATAGTTTGAGGTGTTACAGATGCTTTGTTAAATTGTACGATTGCAGCGGCAATAGTTTTTCCTAATCCACCAGCAGCAACGCCAACGTCTGTGTTAGCCATTTCTAACTCCTAATTTTAAAATACTCTTTCAACTGCTTGTTAGCCTTCATTTTGAGTATTACTTAATAAAATTCTTTGTACTTGCGGCTATTGCTTCTGAAGCACCTTTTGGATCTTTCATAGCAAATTCTTCCCACGAAGAATAACCACCCATATCACCTGCTTTTGCAGTAGTTGCTCTAGCCTGTGATGTTGATGGTGAGCCAACATTTACAATTTTATTAACATATGTTTCTAGTTTATTCAAATCAGTCAAACCTTCTGCAATAGATTTATCTGTATCATCAGTAATTTTAGACATTAAAGATTCACGTTTATCTGTTTGGTATTGATTCCATTGATCTGCTTGGCCTTTAAAAGTATTACGTTCTTTTGTAATAATATCTAACGCTTCTTTTAATTTACCATCTTCTACCATCTTTGCTTCTTGTTTTGTCTTATTATCTGCGTTCATCTTATCTATCTGTGCTTGTAGTTTTCCAAGTTGATTAGCCATTTCATTTTTAGATGTTACGACTTCTTGAAACCTATCATATGGTACATTTTTATTATCAACAGGTTCTGTCCTGTTATTTGTTACGTTGTTTGTTTCAACGTTAGTTTGACTTTCTACTTTATTTTCTTCTGACATTTTAACTCCTTTAGTGGATATTTATTGAAAATACTTCTTTGTAATATAAATTATTTTTAATACTATAAAAGTATTATTTTTTACCTCTATGTATTCTTACTGTATCTTTACTATTCCTTTTAATAAACTTGTGATACTCTTTTGCAATATACTTACTTAAATGTTTTGGTATAGGCCTATCTTTAGCAGTTAATGCACCATCTTTTGGTTTAAGTTTTCTTAATCTTCTAACTCTATCACCCATTGATGGATAGCCTAATTTAACACCTGTATTTCTTGCTTGTAAAAATCCTTCAAAATCAGATTGTGTTTGCGTAGTTAAAACAGCAGTTACTTGATCTTTATATGCTGTTGCTTGTCTAGGTAAATTTCCAGTTGATTTTGCTTTTTCATATTCAGGGCTATATCTGCCACCCCACCAGTCACCATCATATACACTATGCCCTTTTTCAAATATATAATCTTTGTATAGATCTCTTACATCTTTTCCAAGTTCACGCCAAAAATTTACATCTGTTACTTTTTTAATTGCCATCTTTTCTTAATTCTTTTGCTTTATCAGGATCATATATTCTTTTGCTTACACCAACCCTAGATACACTTTGCCATTTGTGTCTGCAATTATAACCACCTGCATATATAAGTGGATTAGGTGTTAATCTTCCAAAGTTTTTAATTATTTCTTTTTGTGTAATTGGTTTACTGCTTCCCATTTGTAAACATACATCTCTTGTTTTTTCATCTATCGGTCCTATATATTGATACAATGTATCATCAGGTTCTTCTTGCATCTGCATATATGTTACTGTCCTTGAATAATTAAATAATGTTGTATCAACCAATGTTCTTATTTGGTGATTAGATAAAGTTGCATCTGTTATGTTTTGTAATACTTGTGCTTCTGATAATCCTGATATATAACCCAATGCTATTTGTTGTTGTATTTGTGCTGCTAAATATGGATAGTATGCTTCTAATACTGCTATATTACCTTGCATTAATAATTGTAATTCTTGTTCAGTCATTTTTTACACTTGGTTTTACTTTTTCTAGCACTTCAACGTGTCCTTTTACAAATTCTGTTTTAATGTTAGATAATTTATTTTTAACAATATCTTCTAATGGTAAATCTTGTAAACCTTTTGCTAGTTCTAATGGATCTGCTTTTGCATTAGGTTTGTACAATGCAGATACTATTTCTTGTATTCCTTTTGTATATATATCTGCTATTTTAGTTGCAGTTTGATTTACTTTTTCTTCATCAGCCATTATATTATATCTGATACTTTTTTAGATTTTTCCCACATCTTGCAACTCCAGTATCTTGCTTTAGTTTTATCTCTTGCTGTATCGCATTTATGCCTTGCTCTAAATGATTTACGTTTTGCATCGCTTTGTCTTTTAATAGAAAGATTAGGATCACCAAACATAACCTTTTTTACTTTATCACCTGACTTTACATATACCTTAAATTTCTTTCTACCATAACCTGCTTCACCTTTACTAATTCTGCTAGGTTTATCTAATGTTACTTTCTTACCTTGATATTCAGCCATTACACTCCAACTTTTTTCATAGCAAGTTTATGTGATTGCGTAAATGTTTTACCACGTTTCATAGATCTTACCATAGAACGCAAATGTTTTGCTGTATGATGTGTTTTATGCCTACGCATAGCACTCTTTTGTCTTTTGTTTAAACCCTTCATACTCACACCTTTTACATAATTTGTTTTAGGCATTATCTTCTTCTCACTTTCCTAGCAGTTGATCTGCTATATTTTGCACGTTGTTTACCCTTCTTTGATGCTGCACGTTTTTTTCTATTCTCATATGATTTTTGTGATGGTGTTAATTTTGCTCTAACTGATTTAGGAAGATACCTACCACGTTTTGATCTAGGTTTCTTTTTGTCTTTTTTGCTTATAAAATCCCATTCCTCTTTTGTCCATTTTCTTAACGAACGCTGTGTTTTTTTCAAAGCCATTACCTCTTGTATCCTCCACCCTTTGCTTTGTATTGACGTGCTAACATCTGTGCTTTTCTTGCACTCCATTGTCCTGCTCTACCACCTTTACTACCTGCTTTTATCTTATTGAACAATCTTCTACGCATAGTAGGTTTAGTATAGTTACCTGCTTTATTAACTGTGCTTTTTCTTTTCTTTCTAGCCATTATTCTGTTGCTCTTGTTAGTGCATCTAGTAATGGATTTGCTGGTGCAACTTCTTCATCAGCATCTTCCATTTCTACTTCACGTCTATCAAACAAATAATCTTCTGCTTCTTCTCTAGTCAGATCAGGATTTCGTTGCATCATTATATCTGCTAAATCAATCAATCCTTTTGATAGTTCCCAATCCCACTTTTCACGTTGTTCTTTATCTGATAGAATATCAACTGATTCACTATAATCTACATCTTCTAAATCACCTGCATCTTGGCCTAACTCTACTGCAATTATTAATCGTTCTAAATCAAACAATTTAAATTCAAAATCACGCCATCTTGCAACATCTGATTTCCTATCATCTTGTAATTCTTGGTTTCTTAATCTTAATGCAACACCTGATTCAGCAGTTGTACCATCTACAAATGATGTAGGCAAATGATAGTTTTGTGCTAACATTTTATATGATGATTTAATAGATTCATCTAATGCAGGTATAGCATTTGGTGGTGATACAATACTAATGTTACCATCAACACCTAAATAGTTTATTTTATCCTGTCCGATCTGCATTGTATCTTTATCAATACCAGTACCATTTACGAACAAATAACCAAATGATTGAAACATTACATTTGCATTTTTATTAGTTTCTGCTACATTAATTGCAAGGTTTGTAGATATTAAATCATTACTTGCATTGGTATCTAAATAACTAAATTCAGGTTTCCCATCTCTAAAATTTTCTACAAATGGTAATCTACCATATGGATTAATCATATCAGGATTATCATCAGTAGTATATTTTTTTCCTGTATCATCAAATGTAAATGTGTTATCACTATCCCAGTATGCGTACAGGTTAGGTGTAGTATCAAGCACAGATGAACGTGATGTAATAGGATATATAAATGCTTCAGGCTTTAAAGGATCTTCACCAAACAAAGGTTCATAATCCATAATTATGTCATACTCAATACAACTTGTACCATCTTCTTTTGTTCTAAATACAGGTTTTAATAATACTGCATCTAATAAATTAGTCATACGTTCTAGCCTTTGTAACTTCTGTTCTTTGTCCATAAACAAATCAGTTACTTCTTCTTTTGTATATTTTCGTACAGGTGGGTGCATATATACTAAACTAATTCTATCTATAACACGTTTAGTTATATTTACATTACCTGCTACTACCTTACTTAACGTACTATCACTAAAGTAATCAGCAGTATAATCATATGTATCACCATTGTAATAATCTAGTGCTTCATACCTGCTTGATTTCCATTGATTTTTAACCTGCTGCTTGTAGTCAAACTTTGACATCAGTACAGCAAGTTCGGCCATATTTGGTATCATCTATCTTGTACTCCTATTGATGGTTTAGTTACTGGATATTCCCAATTAATGAAATAGCCAAACGCATCAGATAAATGTGTTAGATGCTGATTGCTTTTATCTATTTCTCTTGTTCCTTCTTTGTTAGATACTTGTTCTAAATCTTTTATTAGTCCTTTGCATTTAGGATCTACTATTATATTGTTCTTTGA